CAGCACCCTGGTGGAGGCCCTGGAGAAGCTCATCCCCGCCAAGGAAGAGGACGAGGAGCAACCGGAGGCCAACCAGGACCTGCCCGAGGAGGAGCCTGAGGCTGCCGAGGACGAGGACCTGGGCGAGGACGAGCCGGTGGAGGACGCCGAGGAGACCGAGCCGATGACTCCCGAGGAGGCCACCGCCGAGTACGACGAGGACCTGGACGACGCCGAGGACGACACCACCGGTCACGAGAACGAGGTAGGCGAGGGCGAAGAAGAGGACGAGGACAAGGAAGAGGTGCAGAAGGATGGGTAGGGTCATCCCGCCGTACCACATCACCACCCCCTTCGGTAAGCGTGGCAGCTGGGCAGCCGGCTACCACACCGGGGACGACTACTCCACCAAGGGCAAGGTCGGCATCCCGGTGCGCGCGTCCAAGGCCGGGAAGGTGGTCTCCACCGGCAACGCCTGGGGCTCCTCCTACGGCAAGCATGTGGTCATCCAGACCTCGACCATCCGGCACGCCTACTGCCACCTGTCCGGGATCAAGGTGCGAGCCGGCCAGGCGGTGAAGAAGGGGCAGATCATCGGCTACTCGGGCAACACCGGGAACTCCACCGGACCGCACCTGCACTACGAAGAGCGGCGCTCGCCCTACCGCTACTCCAACCACAGGAAGCCGGTCTTCAACCGGGAGGCCTGATGCCCACCAGCTCGAACGGCTACGTGGTGCTCGACAAGGACACCACCGGCTCCCTGCCGCGCCTGCGGAACTGGGTGGTGCCGTCCACGAGCCGGAGGCTGCTGGTGCGGGAGGCCTCCTGCGGGTTCCTGCTGGTCCATCTGGCGGTGTGGTTCGACCAGAGCATCGAGAAGATCGATGTCGGTGGGGTCGATGACTGGGGCTGGTCCCCGCGCAAGATCAGCGGTACCGACCGCTGGTCGAACCACGCCTCCGGTACCGCGATCGACCTGAACGCCACCAAGCACCCGATGGGGTCCTCCACCCGGAAGACCTTCTCCTCGGTCGAGGTGAACAAGATCCACCAGCGGCTGAAGTTCTACGACGAGTGCATCAGATGGGGTGGGGACTACTCCACTCGACCCGATGCGATGCACTTCGAGCTGAACCGCAACCTGGCCGCTGTGGTGAAGCGCGCCCAGGCGCTGACCGACTCGCCTCGGGGCAGATCCATCTGCGAGAAGAACCCGGGCGTGAAGGCGTTGATCCATTCCTAGTAGTGGATAGGATGTAGTCATGTTGCATACATGCACTATCACAGGGACGCTCTGGCAGAACGGCGGACCGGTGCGCGGCTTGATCAGGTTCACCCCCGACCGGCTCTGGGTGATCGAGAAGGGCATTGCCTACGCCTGCCTGGCACCCGAGATCCTCCTGGACGAGGACGGCAGCTTCGTGGCCCGGGTCACCGCCACCGACAGCGATGCCATCTGCTGGAAGTACCGGATCCAGGTGGAACGCTGGGACTTCCACATCGAGGTGCCATGGAACCAAAACGGCTACAGCCTGAGAGAGTTGCTCCATGAGCGTCATCCTGGCAAGGGGTCCCCGCACCGACGATGAGCTCTACGAGGTCGTCCGGACGCTCTGGGGGATCACCATTCCGAGGCACAAGGTGTGCTCGGACCATGACGCGCCCTTCGACGCCTTCGCCACCGCCTACTTCAACCGAGAGCCGCAGATCCTGATCCACGGCTCTCGTGGTCTGTCCGGTAAGAGCCGGCTGCTCTCCATCCTGGGTCTGACCAAGGCCGCCGTGCTGGGCTCGGACGTGAACATCGTCGGCGGCTCGCTGAACCAGTCGATCAACATCCACAACACCATCCGTGACGCCTGGGAGCACTCCAACGCTCCGAGCTACCTGGTCAAGGAAGAGTCGGCCACCAGGATCAAGCTCACCAACAAGGCCACGATCATGCCGCTGACGGCATCGCAGAAGACCGTCCGTGGCCCGCACCCGCCGACCCTGCTGCTGGACGAGATCGATGAGATGGACCAGGCCATCTTCGACGCGGCCAAGGGCCAGCCGATGCCCCAGGAGAACTGGCAGGGCGACATCGTCCGCCCCCAGACCGCGATGTCCTCCACCTGGCAGTACCCGGACAAGACCTTCGCGCACGAGTACCAGCGCTTCCAGGAGGAGGAGCTGCCGATCTACACCTGGTGCTACAAGGACACCAACAACAAGATCGACGGCTGGCTGGACGACGAGACCATCGCCCAGAAGCGTCGGGAGATCCCCGCCGAGATGTGGCGGGTGGAGTACGACCTGGGTGAGCCCTCCATCGGATCGCGTGCCATCGACTCCGAGGCGGTGGAGAAGATGTTCTCGCTGCCCGAGGAGTCCATCCAGGAGAGCGTGAGCAAGGAGCGCCAGGTCTACCGGTTCGAGAACCCCAAGTCGGATGCCGAGTACGTGATCGGCGCGGACTGGGCCAAGGAGCAGGACTGGACGGTGATCACGGTCGCCGATGTCACCCGCTTCCCGTGCCGGGTGGTGCACTGGTCCCGGATGCGCCGGCTGCCCTACCCGGTGATGATCGGGGAGTTCAACCGGCTGATGAAGGAGTACAACGCCGAGGGCATCCACGACGCCACCGGCCTGGGCGCGGTGGTGGCGGACTACATCGACCGTCGCGCGCGGGGCTTCCTGATGACCGGGGCCCAGCGCGACAACATGCTCAGCGAGTACGTCAGCGCGATCGAGAACCATCGCTGGGTGGCTCCACGGGTGCCGATCTTCTACAAGGCCCACCTGTACGCCTCGGTGGACATGCTCTACGCACGCGGCAAGGAGTTCCACCTCCCCGACGAGATCTGCTCGATGGCGCTGTGCTACCGGCTGGTCTCCAAGCGGGCTATCCCGGCCCACCCGATCGTGGTACCCAGTGACAACGGTCCGACCTGGATCGAGAAGGAGATGCTGGAGAACCACGACGCCAAGCGCAAGCCCGGCAACTGGACGGTGGGCAGCGTGGAAAACAAGTCCCAGCAAGTCGCAGAGGATCTGGATCTGATGGTATGAGCACTCCACTACAGATGGGCGACGTGCTCTGCACGCGCAGCAATGCCTGGTACAGCCGGCTGATTCGTTTCGGAGCGGCTCTGCTCGGCAAGCCGAACACGGTCAACCATGTGGCCATCTACATGGGCCCGGGCACCGACGGGGTGGATCGGGTGATCGAGGCCAAGCCCGGTGGGGTGGGCTGGCGTGATGCCGCCACCTACATGAAGGACCACTGGACCCTGGACAACCGAGAGCAGCCCAAGGACCCGGTTCAGCGCTCGGCCATCAGGAAGGCGGCGCTGGCGATGCTGGGCACCCCGTACGACTGGGTGGGCATCGGCCAGAACGCGATGGAGGCGATCCGGGCTCCCGACCTGTACCGCAGCGACGCCTGGAAGGAGATCGGTTCCCCCGACCATGTGGTCTGCAGCTCGCTGGCGGACTGGATCTACGCCGATGTCGGGCTGGCCAACCCGGGCAAGACCCAGGGCGCGGACAAGATCACCACGCCCGGTGACTGGGCCGAGTTCATCACCACCAGGGGCTGGGAGATCAGCCCCGAGGTGACACCACCGGGATGATGAGTACATGGCAGATGTGAAGCTCCCGGCCGGCGACATCTCCACCTGGGACGAGGACAACGCCGGAGACGAGATCCCCAAGCGCACCGGGCCCATGGATGAGCTCGGTGTCACCGGAGTCAAGCGTGTCTCGGGCTACATCGATGAGGAGTTCCTCCCCGCGCTGCGCGGGCGCAAGGCGGTCCGGGTCTACCGGGAGATGGCCTCCAACGACTCGATGGTCGGGGCGCTGCTGTTCAGTGTCGACAAGCTGATCCGCGAGGTGGAGTGGAAGGTGCTCCCCGCCGAGCAGACCGACGAGGGGATCATGGCCCAGGAGTTCCTGGAGAGCTGCATGGAGGACATGTCCCACAGCTGGGACGACTTCATCGGCGAGGTGCTCTCGATGCTCACCTTCGGCTGGAGCTGGCACGAGATCGTCTACAAGCGCCGGCTCGGCCCCTGGCAGAAGGACCCCAAGAAGCGCAGCAAGCACGAGGACGGCCTGATCGGCTGGCGCAAGATGCCGATCCGCGCGCAGGAGACCATGATGCGCTGGTCCTTCGATGAGACCGGCGGGGTCCGGGCGCTGGTGCAGATGGCCCCGCCCAAGTACGCCACCACGGTGATCCCGATCGAGAAGAGCATCCTGTTCCGGACCTCGATCGCCAAGGGCAACCCGGAGGGCGTCTCGCTGCTGCGCACCTCGTATCGGGCCTGGTACTTCAAGAAGCGGCTGGAGGAGTTCGAGGCCATCGGCGTCGAGCGCGACCTGGCCGGCATGCCGGTGGGCAAGGTGCCTGCCGACTACCTGACCGCGGCCAAGGGCACGCCCCAGGCCAAGACGGTGGACGCCTTCCGCAAGATGGTCCGCGGGGTCAGGCGGGACGAGAACGAGGGCCTGGTGCTGCCCACCCAGTACGACCCGGACACCAAGCAGCCGCTCTTCGACTTCGAGCTGATGAGCTCCGGTGGCACCCGGCAGTTCGACACCAACTCGATCATCAACCGCTACGAGCAGCGGATCCTGATGAGCGTGCTGGCCGACTTCATCCTGGTCGGGCACGAGAGCACTGGATCCTACTCACTGCACACCGACAAGACGGGCATCTTCCGGGCTGCCCTGAACGCCATCACCAAGACCATCGCGGACACCCTGAACAGGTACGCGGTGCCCCGGCTGTTCGCGGTCAACGGCTGGAAGCTGGACCAGCTGCCCCGGTTCGAGCCCACCAATGTGGACCCGCCGGACATCCAGCAGCTCGCCTCCTTCATCTCCTCCACCGCCGGCGCTGGCATGCAGTGGTTCCCGGACCCGGAGCTGGAGAAGTACATCCGCGAGATCGCCCGCCTGCCGGAGATGACGGACGAGGATGTCGACTACAAGCGCGAGATGTACGAGCAGCAGCAGGCGATGGAGCTGGCCGGTGGCCAGATGGACCTGCTCGGGATGAAGCAGAAGGCGGAGATGACTGCCCAGGGACTCTCCCCCGAGCAGGCGCAGATGGCCTCCGAGACCCCGCACCCGGAGCTCTCCCAGGCCCAGGGCTGGACCGAGCAGGAGGCGGAGGGAGCCAGGCGTGCTCACCCGGTGGGCCAGGAGGATGCGGCCAAGGAGGAGCAGATGATGGCCCAGCAGCAGGAGATGGAGCAGGCCAAGCTCCAGGGCCCGCCGCCTGCCGAGGACGCTCCCGCCGACCAGGCCAACTTCGCGCGCGAGCAGGAGAAGGCCAAGATGACCGAGGAGGCCGCTGGTGCGGCCCACGGTCGCGACACCGAGCGGATGTCCATGGAGGAGCAGATCGCGGAGCGTCAGCACCAGCGCGACATGGAGATGATCGCGGCCAAGGAGAAGGCCGACAAGACGAAGGCGGAGACCGCCAAGAAGACCATCGGCCGGCCCCCGCCGAAGGCTGCGAAGAAGACCGCGGCGAAGAAGCCTCCGCCGAAGAAGGGACGCTGAGATGCCCTACAAGAGCTCGAAGCAGCGTGGCTACCTGCACGCGCACCCCGAGATCACCGACAAGAAGGGCAAGCCGCTGGCCCAGAAGTGGGACAAGAAGTACGGCGGCAAGGTCGCCAAGGCCAAGGGTGAGCTCTCCACGCTGAAGATCCTGGGCGTCGGTACCGCCAGTGGTGCGCTGGCCAACCAGTTCCCCCGGATCCAGGACATCCAGCGCAAGAAGAAGAAGGGCCAGATCAAGAAGATGGTGGCCCCGACCTCAGCTGATCCAGACTTCAACCAGAAGGCGGCGCAGCAGGCGTTCGACCTGGTGATGAAGATGGACGACGCCACCGCCGAGATGTTCACCCACATCGTGGTCTCCGACTACTTCGAGGAGACGGTGGAGAAGAACCTGGGCACCCTGCAGCGGCACCTGAACGAGACCATCGCCAAGCAGCTGACCGACCTGAAGCGGGCCCACCTGCGCCTGGTCTCCAAGGGCATGGACGACAAGCAAGCGATTGCCTACGCCCAGGCCATCACACTGCTGGAGAAGCAGCTGGAGCCGATCTCCAAGATCAACCCCTATGACTACGGCTACAAGTGGAAGGAAGAGGACTTCTCCCGCGACCCCTCCTCTGGCCGGTTCCGGACCAAGGTCAGTCACAACCAGGTCGCGCTGCTGGACGAGCGCACCTCGGAGGCGATGGCCATCCCGACGGTCACCGATCACAAGGGTCAGCCGCTCTCCTACGAGGACCAGGTCCACTTCCAGGA